ATCAAAGGCAAAATTTTAAACGGTTAAGGCTTGGCACCGGCCAAATATCAGGTGCCTCTAGACCTGGACAAATGTATCGCAGGGATGATGTCGCTGCCGTAGCGAGAACTCAGCCACTACCCGCAAGGATGACGATCACTTAACTGCCGTGATTTGGCTGTTTGAAAAGGATAAAGGCCAAAAGACGCTGAAGATTCAGCACGTTTTACAAATATGTTAGCGTATATTTGTAAAGCCGCCGTTGTATGAAGACTGGGATGGAGGTACCGGACAACCGCCTCTGTTAAAGACCCAAACGCTAAGTGACGAGGCAACTCGCATAATGTTCTTCGCCCTGTGTGGGCGAAGTGTGAGTCCACAATCTGCATAATATTAAAAAAACAAAAGCTTTTTAGGACGTCTAGTCCTAAAAAAGAGTGAGCGTTAGCTTCACTCTCCATGTATAAATATCAAATGAAAATAACAGAAATCATTAGTGAAAACAAAACTGATGAAGGTGCTTTAAGCAGTGCTCTGGGTTATATGTTTAATCCTGTAACAACTAGATCTATGGTTAAAGCAACTAATACAGCAAAAGCAGCTAAAGATGCACTGCCTTTTAAAAATGCGAAACAAGCAGCTAAGTATGGCGAAAAACAAGCAAAATCAATAAGGAAAGCTACTCCTTTTGCTGAGAAAGGTGGCTGGTTGGAGAAAACTCTGGGTAAGTTTTTTACAGGTAGAAATCTTAAAAAACTTGAAATGGCTAGAGCTGAAGTTGGGCGTGATGCTTTAAAGATATTCGGTGATGGTGTATTTAAGTTATTTTGGGCTATGAATATAGCTTCAGCAGTAATAGATTATTATGCTGCAAAAAAAGTATTAGAAGAAAATCCCCCTGCAGATTTTGATGCTCAAATGAATAAATTACGTGGTACATTTATAGCACAAATTCTAGTGCCTGGTATAGCCATGGGTGGTATGAAGTTAGCTGGTGCATTGGCTAGTATTTTACCTGGATTTTTAAAAATGATGCCTGGTAAAACTCTTCCACGTTTAGGCATATTGACTAATGTAGCAATTGATATAATAGTTAGAGTAGGTGCTGCCGGTATCGTTAGTTACATTATGTCTGATGAAGGCAAGCAATTACTTGCAGAGTGGTTAGGTGGAATTATAGATGGTGCTGGATGGATGAGCAGTGCTTTTTTCACTTTAATAGAAGGGCTTGTGGCTTTTGTAGAAGTAGCCAGTGGAAAACAAGCTCCAGATTGGTTAAAGCGAGCAGTAGCGCAGCCTAAACCACAAGGTCAACCAGCAGCATCAGGTCAACCAACTCCTGGACAAAGTGGACAGCCAGCACCAGGTCCGGCTAGTGGAGGCGGTGCAGCACCAGCAAGCGGAGGAGTAGGTTTTGGAGGAAGTTTTGATGATCTAGCTGCTGATTTATTTGTTAATAGTATGAATAAATCAAATCAAAGGTAATCCACTCTTTTTGGTATTCTCTATATTATTTTTAATTATATCATTTAAAATAGCACGATCATCTGCGCTGTAGATATGAAATAACTCTTCAGCAGTTACTCCACCACGCATGTACCAACTTATAGTAAAAATATCGTCTTTAATTCTTTTTATGGCTAAGTCCATATCCTTGAAGAATCCTTCAAGTTCAGAATCTGGAATATAGATTAGCCTTTGGCGAAAAAATTTGATTGATCCATGCTTACCGTAATTTTACTCTGATGATTACATTCAGGACATTGTACATCTTGTTCAGGAATATCCCATTGACGTTTATTTGATTCTAATTTTTCTTTTATTTTTCTGTAAAATTCTTTGTCACTATTCCTTATCCATTCACCAATCATTTCAGGATCATCTACAATAACATCAGGTAACTGAACATTTTCGATACTAATTTCAAATAATTCTATTTGCATTTCACTTATTCGTTTATAGATATCGTCTTGAGTTTTCATAGTTTGTTCTTCATTACCACTACTTTCTAACTTGCTAAGTTGGTATAGCATTTTTTGTAGTTTGTAATTTTCTACATTAAAACGTGTTACTTCTTCATATTTTAAAGGACGAATTGTTATGTTTAGTTCACCTATTTCAATTTTTCCATCGTAGGTTTGTTCACTTAGATAAGCCATGACTTTACCTAAATCAATACTATAATCGTTAATACTTTGGCAGTTAGGGCATCTATGGCTCACGTCCATATCATTGCCGTATGTGGCAATTCTAATGGCTACAAGGGCGCAGTCTACGTCAATACTAGGCATTTTCCAAGCATCTTTAATGTATGGACAGCAACTTTCTATGACTTTTACCGTACTTTCACCATTAAATAACGCATCTGGAGTTTTCATAAGTATTTCATCCATACCAGTCATACCAAATACTGGTACGTTATTGCTGTTACCATTAAAAGTATTAGAATCATAAAATGCTCCTTTACTTGGTAGAGCGAAATAAATTTTAGGTTGTCTAAAATACTTTTGTAGAGGGTTTCCTTGTGGCATAACTACTCCGATAAATAATTAATGCTATTTATAAACGTACATTTCTGGTAAAAAAATATGGCTACTGAAGACGATAAACGAGCTGCACAAGCGGCCAAAGAAGTAGCTTCTGCATTCAGCGGAGTTACCAAAGTTATCGGTAGATTTATCCCTGGCTTTGACAAGTTAGGAACAGAAATCACTGAGATGACCACTGCCTTTGCTACTTTAAGTAACACAGGCAATGCGTTTAATAATGATATGATAGGTATGCGTGTGGCTGCTGCCGAAGCACGTATGAGCCTAACTGAATACACAGAAGTTGTAAAGGCGAACTCTAAAGCTTTTTCAGGTTTAGGCGGTAGTATAAGTCAAGGTACCAAGGTATTTGGTGATTTCAGCAAGGCCTTTTTTGAAAGTGGACTAACTGAAAATCTTAGACAAATGGGATATACCAGTAAGGATCTTAACGAGATACTGGCAACTCAGATAGGATTTCAAAAAGCAACTACAGATAATACCGTAGAAGGTCAAATGCGTACAGCCAAGGCCGCTGCGGAGTTAGGTACAGAATTAGATTTAATAGCTAAACTTACAGGTGTTAGTCGTAGAGAACAAGAAGAAAAACTTAAAAAAGCTGCCGTAGATGGTCAGGTTGAAGCTAAGTTTAGATTGATAGGTGCTCAACAAGGTGCAGACGCTGAAAAAGAAGCTCGTGCTAATTATGCTAAACAATTAGCTCAAGCACAATCAATGGGACAGGAGCAGTTGTTCAAAGAATTCTTTGCTACAGGAACTGCTACAAGTCAAGAAGCACAACAGCAATTGGCTCTGTTTGGTGAAGCCAGTATGCAAACAGCTGAAAGTGCAAGATCTTTAAGTTACGCTCAAATAGAGGCTAGTAAAGCTGCAATGGAAGCAGCAAAAATAGCCAATATGAAGAATCAAAATGATGTAACTCTTAATACAATTGCTGCCACTGGTGTTGGTACTGCTGCCAAAGCTGTGGCAAAAAATATAGAAATAAATGATGCTGCTTATCAAGGTCTTAAAACCTTTATGAAAGGTACAGAAGACGTTGCAGAAGCAATGACTAAACAGCGAATAGCAATTGAAAAAGAACAAAAAACAAGAGATGCATTTACAGAAACTTTAATTACAACCAACAACAGACTACAGGATTTTAGAGCAGGAGTAGTTGGAGCCATAGGTGCTGGTATTAAGAAAAGCGGTGAGGAAGGTGCCTTAAAAACTGCCAACAAGTTTGTAACAGGATTACCAGGTAGTGTACCTGCAACTGCAACCAATGAACAACTAGCTGAAAAATATAAGCAAGATTTAGGCAAAATGAATATAGCCTACAAGGCCAAACAATTAGCCACTGAAGGAGCAGTTGGAGATTTCTTTAAAGGGCTTGATAAACTTGCAAATATAAGTTTAGAGAGTGTATGGGAAGCTGGTAAAAAGATTGGTAAAGTTTGGACTGAAGTAAGTGATCAAATAGATGCTAATCGTAAAGTAGCAAAAACTGAGCCACCTAAGCGTCAAGGTGGTAGTATTGAAATGGCTGGCACTATGTTTGAGGATTGGGGTAAAGGTACACTGGTCGAATTACATGGTATGGAAAGTGTTATAAAACCTGATCAAATGATGAACTTTGCTAAGGGCATAGGACAACAAGGTGCAAGCATAGCCTTTAATAATATGAAAGGTATGCTCGCTGGACAGGATAAAAGTGCAAGTAAAGGTATTGATCTTGCTAAAATCAGTAATGAAATTAAAACTAATGTAAGCAAAGTAGAAATTACTAATTGGCCAAAAGATTTAATTAGTAAAGTAGAAATTAAGACAACACCACCAGCAGGAGGTGCAACTAAACCAGCAACTACAACAGAGGAAGATAAGGCCAAAGCAGCCGCAGAAGCCAAAGAAAGAGAGAAAAAAACTGCTGAGGATAGAAGAAAAGAAGAAGAACAAGAAGCCAAGTTTAGATTAATTGGCATTCGTGATGGAGCAGAGGCAGAGAAAAAGGCTAGAGAAGATTATGTTAAACAAAGAGCGCAACAAGAATCTAGCACACAATCACGTACAGAAAAAGCTGCTAAGGCTGCTGAAGAAGTTACAATAAAGAGTGGTGATACTCTAATAAGTCTTGCTAAGAAATATAACACCAGTGTAGCAGAACTAATGAAGGCTAATCCAGCCTTAAAGGACGCTAACAATATTGTTACAGGTGCAAAATTAACCATACCTGGACAAGAAAAGAAAGTTATAAGCACTGAAGATACTGCTAAAAAAGCACAGACAGAAGCCGAGCAGGCTCAGATCAAACAGCAAGAGCAAGAGAAAAAGTTTAGACAGATTGGTATTGAAAAAGGTGAAGAAGCTGAAAAAGAAGCAAGAGCACAATATGCAAAATCACAGGCTCAAGATAGGGCATTATTCCAATGGCGTGAAGATGAACTAAAAGCTAGGATAATTGGCATTAGAGAAGGTGTTGATGCAGAGAAAAAATTCAGGGATGATCTAAAGCAAAATATTCAACAAGTTAAAAAGTCAAGTGAAACTACGGTAACTATAGATGGTAAAAAAGTAGATCCTAATAGTCCAGAAGGTCAGGCTGCAATTAAACAGATGGATGCAGTCAGAACTAATTTAGAAAATAGTATGGGCAGTATGTTTCATTTGACTAAGGATAGAATAGCTGATCTTGCTAAGACAAATTTAGCTGAATTAAAAAATACTCAAACAAAATTTGCAGAAACTAAACTTACCGTAAACGGTAAAAATATAGATCCAAATAGCACAGCAGGCAAAGAGGCTATGGCTCAAATTGAAGAAGCCAAGTCAAGAATGTTTGGATTGTTTGGAAATATTAAAACAAATTTTGAAGATGTAGAAAAAGTATCTAAAAATAGTAATGAAGAATTAAAGACTATGTTTACTGACATGATTCCTATTACAGAAATGCAGAGTCAGCAAAGTGAATTCAAGAGTAAGTTTACAGATGAACAGAAAAAATTCATAGAAGATTATCAAGGTATGAGTAAGGATAATCAAGATTTTATGAGGTCTGCTCTAGAAAGAAGCAACGGTATTGATCGTGAAAGTATAGAAAAACATAACGGAATTGTAGCAGATTTACAGAAGAAGAAAAATGAACGTGAACTTACTGCTGAGGAAGAACATCAGTTGTCTGAAAGTGAAGCAATAGCACGAAATATTTCTGAAGATGTTAGACGACGTCAAGAACAACTTGATATGATTAGTAATATTTCTAATTTAGGAGATCAACTTGAATTAGAAAGATTAGATCAGCAAGCTCGTAAAGAATTAGATTTGATGAAAGGAGCAGATGCAGAAAAGTTAGATGCAACAAAGTCTGCAAATGATTTTATTAATGAACAATTTTTAATGGCCAATGATGCTATTCTTGATAGCGTAGGTGGTATGACTGATGCTGCCATTGCTGCTCAAGATATATTCATGCAAGAAATTAACACGTTGTTTGATATGCCTATTGATGCTGCTGCTCAAGCACAAGATGCACTAATGCAAGAAGCAAATGCATTATTTGACATGCCTAGTGAAGCAGCAGCACAAGCTCAAGATGCTTTCATGCAAGAAGTAAATGCATTATTTGACATACCAGAGCGAGATGAATTCGAAGAAGATGAATACGGAGAAGGAGGCGAAGCTATTGGTGGGGAAATGGACAGCGCCTTTGCTGAGGATGAATATGCTGCCCTAGAAGATTTAACAAATCAAATACAAGGGCTAAAAGAATTTGAGGAAGATGAATATGGTGAAGGTGGTGAGGATGTAGTATTACCTGAAGAGCCACAAGAGGACTATATTAGTCTTGCAATGAAGGACTTTGCTGATCAAGTACAAGGACTTAAAGAGTTTGAAGAAGATGAATACGGAGAAGGCGGCGAAGCTATTGGTGGGGAAATGGACAGCGCCTTTGCTGAAGATGAGGATAGTTATGTAGCACAAGCACTACAAGATTTTCAAGATTTGATACCAGACACTATGGCGGATGATGCTGCATTTGCAAGTGGTCCAGGTGATGCCAGTGTAGCAGGTATGGATTATGCAAGTGGTCCAGGTGATGCCAGCGTAGCAGGCATTGATTTTACTCCAGCAATGGATGAGCTAGCAAAAACTTTACCACAAGCTCAAAGCTTAAGCAAAGAATCACCTAAGTCTACGCCTCAATTTAGTAAAATAGACATGGGTGGGTTTACATTAGGTCCAGATGGTATGCCTATTGCTAAACCTAAAGCTCAAGGACAAGCGGCGGCTAATGCTGTTAAACAAGAAAATGATACAAAGAAAGCAGAGGATAAAAAGACAGCAGAAGCTAAAAAAGCAGAAGGTGACAAAAAGGAAAAAGATTCTGATAAAAAACAAGGTGAAGGTGAAAAACGTCAAACTAAGACTCTGGATGACGTAGTCAAGAGTTTGGATCAGTTAAATATGAACATAGGAAGATTAACCACTAAGGTTGAAGAAGCCAGCAAACAACAAGTTCAAGCTACAAAGAGTTTGAATGGCAATCTTTTTAATGTATAAGGCATAATTTATGAGTTGGCGTAGATACTTTACACCTGTTAGTACAGATGATCAGAGCGGAAATATAAGTCCATTAACAAATAGAAATGGGAATCGACCAGGACCTGCACGAGCCAACTATAGTAGTTTTCTTCCTGACATATATGTAGGCACTCCTAATCGTATTGAACGTTACATGCAGTATGACACTATGGATATGGATCCTGAAGTCAATGCTGCTCTAGATATCCTAGCAGAATTTTGTACTCAGAAAAATAGAGAAAATAATACAACTTTTAGTCTAAGTTTTAAAGATCGTGCCACAAATACAGAAATTCGTGTACTACGTGAATACTTACAACAATGGTTCAAGCTACAACAATTTGACACAAGATTTTTTCGTATTGTAAGAAATACTTTTAAGTTTGGTGATGCTTGGTTTATACGTGATCCAGAAACACAGAAGTGGTTTTATGTTGATCCTAGCAAAATGGTTAAGATTATTGTCAATGAAAGCGATGGTAAAAAGCCAGAACAATATGTAGTTAGAGATCTTGCTCCTAATTTTAAAAATTTAGTTGCCACACAGATACAACAAAGTCCACAGCAAACTAATAATAGAGGCAGTAATTATATTGCCGGTGGTGGTATGGCTCGTGGTGCCACAGGTGCATACCCAACTCAGTATGGTGATCGCTTTAGTTTAAATGAAAATGAGATGGCTGTTGATGCTGCTCATGTAGTCCATTTAAGTTTAAGTGAAGGGTTAGACAATAATTATCCTTTTGGTAACAGCCTACTTGAACAGGTTTTTAAAGTATATAAACAAAAAGAATTACTTGAAGATGCTATCCTAATCTATCGTATACAACGTGCTCCAGAACGTAGAATTTTCTATATTGATGTTGGAAATATGCCTAGTCATATGGCCATGAGCTTTGTTGAACGTGTTAAGAATGAAATACATCAACGTCGTATACCAAGTCAGAATGGTGGTGGTGCTAATATTATTGACAGCGCCTATAACCCATTGAGCATTGGTGAGGATTACTTCTTCCCACAAACAGAAGGCGGCAGAGGTAGCAAAGTAGAAACGCTGGCAGGCGGTACAAATCTTGGTGAAATTGACGATTTAAGATATTTTACTAATAAGTTATTTAGAGCACTGCGTATACCTAGCAGTTATCTACCAACTGGTGCAGAAGATGGACAGCAACAATATAACGATGGTCGTGTAGGTACAGCCTATATTCAAGAATTACGTTTTAATAATTATTGTATGCGCCTACAAGGATTGTTAACCAGTGTGTTTGATGAAGAATTTAAGAGATTTTTACACTATCGTGGTGTAAACATTGATACAAGTTTATTTGAATTAAAGTTCCAAGCACCATTAAACTTTGCTGCATATCGTCAAAGTGAAATGGATGGACAGCGTATTAATACTTTCAATACCATACAGCAAGTACCATATATCAGTAAGCGTTTTGCCCTAAAGAGATTCCTAGGTTTGAGTGAAGAAGAGATGGCAGAAAACGAAAATCTATGGCGTCAAGAGAAGGGCATGGCACCTATTACTGGCACCGATGCCAGTGGTGAACTACGTGGTGCAGGGCTTAGTGCAGCAGGCATTGATAGCGATCTTGAGATGGCTGGCGATACTACAGCACCTGAGGATATGACAGCAGGAATGCCTGGAACTATGCCACCAGGTACTGATACAGGCATGGGAATGACACCACCAGCAGCAGCCAGCCCAGTGCCAATGTAATAAATACACTATGATTCTTCGAGAACTATTTTATTTGAATCCTGAAACTAACAAAGTATCTAATGATTTTAGATTTGATTCAGCACGAGACCTTGAAGAACTTATGCGTAGTGACACAAGAAAGACCAGGTTGACCTTAAGACAGATAAATGATTTACGTAAGGCGTCGGAAGCACACATTTTAGAAACAGAAGAAGAAATGGAATTTGTTCAAAAAATGTATGGCACTGAGCCTGCACAGCCCGCCGCTTAAATCATTTAAAGGACAATTATGCAATTCTTCGAACATGCACCTATCGATGGCCTAATCTGCCAACAACACAAGGATTTTCAACAGGTTTTTCGTAAATTTTTCAATGAAGTAAAACCTACCAATGTAATAGAAATTGGCATAGGCCAAGGAGCTACTAGCCTAGCTCTAAACAGAATTTTGAAAGAAGTTGGTCATGAATATGAGATGATCAGTTATGAACTATATCCTCAAAGTTGGTATAGTATGCTGAGTAATGAAGGTATAACGGTAAGAATTTGTAATCTTTTTACAGATGATTATCAAAATATTCGTGATAGCAACAAGGATGAAATTGTTAATAACTTACAAAGACCTGGTACCACCGTGCTACTATGTGATGGTGGTTTAAAGAAAATGGAAGTAAATTTACTAACAGATTATCTAAAACCAGGTGATTATGTTATGGCACATGATTATGTAAGAAATAAGGCCTATTTTGAGGAAGCAATCAATCATCGTATATGGAACTGGTGCGAGATCACTGATGATGATATACAGGAAACTATAGACAGAAATAATTTAGAAGTCTACATGCGTGATGAATTTCAAAATGTAGCTTGGATGTGCAGACGTAAACCATTATGAAACGTAGTTTCGTGTTTGGCAATGGCAGAACACGACTAAACATAGATTTTTATGAAGTAAAACCATATGGAGTTATCTACGCCTGTAATGCTGTATATAGAGAATATGCTCCTGATTTTTTAGTGGCAGTAGACCGAAAGATGATAGATGAAATTGCCAAAAGCAATTATCAGATGCGTAACCAAGTTTGGACTTATCCCTTTGTAACTAGAACAAATTATAAGAATTTTAACTATATTGATCCTAATTTAGGATGGAGCAGTGGTCCTACTGCTCTAAATCTTTGTTCTAAACATAAACCTGATGAAATTTATATTTTTGGTTTTGATTATGAAGGGCTAAATGGTAAGCTCAACAACGTATTTGCTGATACAGAAAATTATAAACGAAGCAACGATCCTGCTACCTATCATGGTAATTGGTACAAACAAACAGAAACTATAATAAAAGAAAATAGTCAAATAAGGTATATAAGAGTAAGTATTCCAAATTTCTTTGATCCAAAATGGAGGTATGATAATTATAGTCAAATAACCTATGAAGAATTTAGGAAATTATTACAAGGATGGGAGAAAATACGTTGATTTTCTACCATTATGTACCGGTTTTTTTAGTTATATGTAAATAATAGTTGACAGCTCATTACCTATAGGAGACCAAAATGGGAGATCGTTCAAAGTTCGAACAGATGCTTGAATACCTTATCAACGATGAGGAAACAAAAGCACGAGAGTTATTTCATGATATAGTTGTGGCCAAGAGCCGCGAAATCTACGAGAATTTATTAGCCGAAGAATTTGAAGAAGAAGAGACCGAAGAAGGTCGTGATGAGGATGATGAGGACGTAGAAGAGAATATGGGCATGATGCCACCTCCTGAAGAGGAAGGCATGATGGGTATGCAAGATGCCACAGATGACATGTTAGGTGACGTAGAAGCCGGTGATGATGACATGGGTGGCATGGACGACATGGGTGGCGACGACGAAATGGGCGGCGACATGGACATGGGTATGGGCGGTGAAGAAGAACTAGGTGACCGTTTGGACGATCTAGAGTCAGAACTAGAAGC